ATCCGACGCCCAGATGACCTGTCCGCCAACCCGCATACGGCCAAACACCTGCGTCACCGCCGCCCCGTCGCCCGCCTGGGTCAGCCGGAACCGGTCAACCTTGCCGGTACTGACAGGTTCAGACCCCTGCCCGAGTAGCCGCTGGTCGATAACCCGGCCCAGCGTGGCGCCGACAGCGCGCCCGATGACGGCGCTGGACAGCCCGGCCACGGTGCCGCCAATCGACGTACCGATGGCGGCACCGGCTGCAGAAAAGACAATGGTTGCCATTGGCGGTTCTCCTCAGGGGAACTGGAAACAGGCCACGGCACGGCGGCGCCACGGCGGGCTGAGCGGGCTTTCGACCACGCCCAGACGGGAATAGGCATGCACGAATGTGGCCCCGCCCGGGCCGCTGGCCGCGATGCCCAGATGTTTGGCCACACTGCCCGCACGCATCCGAAACAGGATCACGTGACCGGGCTTCAGCCCGGACAGCGGTTTTTCGGTCATGTGCCGGGCCGCCGCCTGCCACAGCAGTTCCTGGCGCTGGGGTTCGGACCAGTCCATGGAATAGGCCGGAACCTGTTCCGGCTCGGCCCCGTAAAGGTCGCGCCAGATACCCCGGATCAGGCCCAGGCAATCGGTCCCGGCGCCCCGGCGGGACGCCTGATGGTGATATGGGGTCCCGATCCACCGGCGCGCGGCAGAGATGATTTCGCCGGCCTCTGTCATCACCGCCGGCTTTCCCCGGTGTTCACACCGCTGCGCTTGGGCACGGACATGAACCAGTCTTCGCCGGGAATGTCGGGGAAGCCCTGAAAATTGATCAGGTTGTCGAATTTCAGCCGGCAGGTGTCCATGCGCTTGTCGCACCCGGCTTCCAGCCGGACCATGTCGCCGGGCCTGACATCTGACCGGACCGGTTCCCACAGCTCGATCATGCGCCCGCCGCTGTCGGCGACATCGCGTTTGATCGCCCCCCACAGCCCCGCAGCCGGGCCGGATAACACCCGCAACCGCCCCCGGCTGAACCAGCCGGTTTCAAAACCCGGCAGGTCCGGCCAGCGGAACACACGCGCGTCTTCGGCGGTTTCCACCGCTCTTTCATCGGCATAGCCCGTTGCCGTGAGGTCAAAGGCGCAATCCGCATCGCCCAGAACGGCGGTGCAGGGTTTCTGGTACGCGCGGCCAACCGGGCGGTTCAGCGCTTCGGTCAATCCGCGCAGTTCGGCGTAAAACGCGCCTGACACGCGGCGCAGTTCGCCGATTGATCCGCGAAACTGCAGCCCGCGCATGGCGACGTCGGTCCAGTTCACCAGCCAGGCCATGACGGTCGCGCCATCGAGCCGGCCGGCCTCGATATCCTGTTCGTGGATCGACACGTCGGACAGCGCACCGATCGCTTCGGTATTGTCGACAGACAACCCCGTGCTTTGCTGAACGGCCAGCGCCGTCAGGCCGGTATCCGCGCGAAACACGATACCGTCAAACGACAGGTCGCGGTCGTGGTCGGTGAACCCGTACTGCGTGCCGTCAGAGCGGCGCACCAGCCAGCAGCGGCATACCGTCGTCAGCCCGGTTTCAAGGTGCTCCAGGAAATCTGCGTCCGGCCCGCCCATCAGACACGCACCTCGACAACGGGCACATTCGGCACGTCGCCGGCCTGAAAGCTGGCCACACTGGTCTGGATGCGGTCGGCATCAAAACGGACCGGCACGTCAAATTCGAACCCGGCGGTCACGATCATGTCTTCGCCCGGCGGGTTGGCAAAGGTGATTATTCCGGTTGTTTCATCGACTTCGTAGTCGACCCCGTCGCGCAGTTCATCCTGTTCGATGCCCACGCGCACGGTCCCGGAAACGGGTTTGGAAATCGGACGGGTATAGGTGAAACCGCCGGACCTGTAATTCTTGACCAGCGCAAAGGCAGATGCAGCCCCGTCACCGGTTGCAATCACCTGGTCGCGGAAATGCACGTCTTGCGAGGCGCGCGCAGATTTGAAATCCGACCAGTCTTTCCATCGAAACCCGTAATACTGGCCCCGGCGGGCCTCGAAGAACGAAATCAGCGTTTCGATATCGTCGAGCGACCGCATGCCAAGGCCGGCGTCATAGCGGCGGCGCGAATGGGCCCAGGGCGTGTTGCGTTCTTCGAAGCCGTTGGCCAGCGTTACGACATCGGTGCGCCGTTCGGGCCCGCCAACGGACCCGAAGCTGAGCGACGCGGGGAATCTTACCTCGTGAAAATTCATCACAAATACCTGCCTGATCTACCGGTTCCGGGCTCCGCGCCCCAAAGCGCGCGACATCTGGGCCGCTATCTGGCTTTGGCTGCGCTGAAATCCCTGAACGTCGGGGGTTGAAATATTCATCACGACCGTGGCCGCGCCGCCGCCGGAACTGCGAACGCCCAGCTTGCCGTCGCGCCCGCGTGTCAGCGGCAAAATGGCCTCTGGCCCGGCTTCGCCCATCAGCCCCACGCCGCCGCGCATCGGAAAGGCCACAGGCCCCGATACGACACCGCCCTTGGCAAAAGGCATTACCCGGCCCTGGCTGAACGAGGCCCCGTCGGCAAAGGGCAGCAGGTTGCCGACCAGAGAATTGACGCCCCGTGCGATCATCGCGCCAAATTGGTCCGTGACCGGTTTGATCGCGGCGGAATAGGTTGTCTGGATCATCGACCGGGCAATTGTATCCAGTGCATCGGACAGTTTGATGCCGTCAAGCACGACGCCGTCAAAGGCGCGGCGCAGCCCCTTGGACAACCCCCGCTCAAGCGTCGCGACATCCTTGCCGGTTTCGGCAAGAGAGGCCCGCATGCGCCTGAGTTCGCTGTCAAACCCCACGGCCATGTCCGCCGCCGCGCCCAGCGCGCTTTCGAGGTTTTCGGCGCGGTCTTCCAGATCGCCGATCCCATCACCGTCTGTCATCAGTTTCTCCTCGTTTTTCATCCGGGAAATCCGCCAGCAGCGCATTCAGCCCGGACCGGTCCAGTGAGGCGCGCGCGCCCTCGCCCAGCAGCAATCGAAGTTCGGCGGGCGTTAACCGCCAGAACGTATCGGGGCTGAGTTTCAGGCCGTGCAGACCCGCATGCATCAGCGCGGGCCAGTCAAACCCGGTCATGAACTTCCGGGCACCATGAACGCCCGGGCCAGCAGTTCCGCCGCGACCCTGGCCGCCGCCATCGGGCCACCCTGGATATCCGCCGCCAGAAGATCGTCGCGCGTCAGACGCGCGCCCCCGCCGCGCAGGCCGGCAACGATCAGCGACAGCACATCGGTGCTGGAATAGGCCCCGGTTTCAAACCGTTCGACCAGATCGACGATGGAACCCGCCTGCATCTGCGCCTCCAGTTCGGCCAGCGCGCCAAGCGTCAGTTTCAGAACATGGGGCTGCCCGTCAATTGTCAGCCCGACTTCGCCCGCCCAGGGATTGGCCATCGGATCACAGCGCCGTAAAGGTCAGCGCACCGGCGCTTTCCATCGACATTTCATAGGTGGCTTCGCCGTTATAGCTGCCCGCATATTCCAGCCCGGTCACCTGAAACGCCCCTTCGACGATCCCGAAATCGGGAATGATCACCTGAAATTCAGGCGTTTCACCGTCAAAGAAAATCTGGCGCGCGCGTTCGTCTGTGCTTTCATCGCGAAACACCCCCGCGCCCGAGATCGCCGCAGTTTTAACCCCGGCGCCCGATAACAGTTCGCGCCAGCCGCCCTGGCTTTCAAGACTGGTGACATCCACGCTTTCGGCGTTGAAACTGACGCGGGTCGCGCGCAGCCCCGCGATGGTCTGGAACAGCCCTGTCCCGTTCATGTCAACCTTGATCAACAGATCCTTGCCGTTCTGAGCACCCATAGCCGTGCCTCCAATGATTGTTTGTTCAGTTGTCTTCCACGCGGGCGCGGAACCGCAGATCAATCCGCCGGGTCTGTCCCGCCTTGCCGCCGCGCCCGGCCACGGCACGGTCGAACCACAGCCCCACAAGCCGCCCGCGCGACAGGGTCAGTGCCGCCCCGGACAGTGCATCGCTGATGGCTGCGGCAACCGCCTTGGCGCCGGTGTAGCCCGCGGCTTCGGTAACGACCGATACCCGAAACCGGTGTTCGGCCGCCGCGCCGGTCGCGTCCGATTTGTCGCGTACGTCTTCGGCCCCCAGAACGACATAAGTGTCCGGTTTCGCCCCGACCGGCAGCGCATCGTAGACCGCAGCCCCGACCAGCGCGCTGACGCGCGGGTCAGCCAGCAGGCGCTGATAAACCGCCGATTGCAGCGCTTCGCCCATTGCATAGCTCATGCCACGATCTCCTCATCCGCAAAGCAGGTCAGATACCGCCCGGACGGGTCGCTTTCGGCCACCGCGCGAATGTGAAACAGGCGGCTGCCATCGCGAAACCGCTGATCGGGCATGGGCCGCTGCGGATGCCCGACCGGCGCCGCACGAACGACGATCCTGTAAGCAACCGAAGACAGCGGCAAACCCGCCTCGCTGCGTTCGCGCCCGCCGCGGGCGGTGATATGCGCCCACAGTTCCCCCAGCGCGGCCCAGCCTTCGGCGAACCCGCCGCCGCCGTCGGGGGTCCGGGTTGGCGCTTCCAGCACCAGCGGACGGTTCAGATCCGGCGCGGTCATCGGACATACCCCGGCGAGACGCGCAAATTGCGATAGCGCTGGATCAGGCTGGTTACGCCAAATGGCATGCATCCGTCGCTCAGCGATGTTTCGTTGCGGTATTCATAGTAATGCGCCGCCAGCATCAGAACCGCCTGGCCCAGATCGGCGGGCAAACCATCCCAGTCTGCTGCCAGACCGGCGGTGAATCGCACGCGCACAGCCGCGCCGGCGGCAAGTGTCGGCAATGCCGCGCCGGCAGGGACAAGCCGTGGCTGCTGGCTGTCCTTTTCAAGACGGAACCGCGCCAGGTCAAAATCGGTTTCGGCGCCATCGGCGGCAACCAGCGTGACCTGGGTCAGCGTGCTGACGGGCGCCACCGGCAAAACCTGCCCCTGCGTCCCCCGCCAGGCGGTCAGTTCCCACGAATACGCGCGTTCGATCAGCACCTTGCCGGTGCGCGCCTCGATCGCCGCGATCGCCGCGCGGAGAAACCCGTTGAGAACGGCCTCCTGCACGCTGTCTTCGGTAAAGCCGGTTCCCTGCCGCAGATGCGATTTGAACTGGCTTACCGGCAACGCCAGATCGGGCACCGTCGTCTCTTCGATCAAAATCATTCGTTCACTCCGCAAACTCTGCTCCCGGCCGGGCAATGTCCTGCCCGGCGGCGGACGCGCGCCGCTCCACATTGCTCGGACGGAGGGGAGCAGCTAGACAACATGGAGGATTTAGGTGGCACGCGCCCGCCACGGGGCCGGTCACCCGGCCCCGCACCCGGCGCCGCTAATCAGGCAACGCCGAATTTCAGCAGCTTGATAGCCGCAAAATCGGACACATCCCCGCCAACCCGCTTGGTCGCATAAAACAGAACGTGCGGCTTGGCGCTGAACGGATCGCGCAGCACGCGCAGATCGGGGCGTTCGGCAACGGTATAGCCAGCCGCGAAATCGCCAAACGCAACCGAAAAACTGTCTGTCCCCGCGTCGGGCATATCTTCGGCGACAACCACCGGGTAGCCCATCAGGCGCGCCGGTTCCCCCGCCGCCAGCCCGTCGCTCCACAAGAACCGGCCATCGGCGTCCTTGAGTTTGCGCAGAACGCCTGCGGTTTTGGAATTCATCACAAACGTGGCGTTTGCGCGGTACTGTGCGCCCAGCGCATAAACCAGTTCGACAATGGCGTCACCGTCACCGATGTTGCCGTCAATACCCGTGGCCACATACCCGATGTTGCCCCAGCTCCAGGTGCTGTTTTCAACTGTCGCGTGGTTCAGAATGCCCCGTGGCTTGTCCACGCCGTCACCATTGACAAATGCCGCAGCCTCGGACCGGGCGAATTTGTCGGCGATGCGGTCGGCCAGCCAGCCTTCGACATCAAAGGCGCTGTCGTCAAGCAGACGCTGCGACGCCTTGGGCAGAGCGCTGAGTTCGTGCAGCGGAATGCTGATACGGTCGATCTGAGGCGTGTCCGTTTCGGTCAGCGTTGCGGTTTCCGACGCCCAGCCCGCGCCCAGTTCGGTATGATCGATCAGAACATCATAGGTTGTGGCCTCGACGTTGACGACAGAGGCGATGGACCGGATAGACGCGGTCGACTGAAGCACCGATTGCACCTTCTCCGATGTCTGCGGATCAACCAGGTACCCGCCATCGCTGTTGACCACCGTCGACAGTGCTTTCTGCTCGATTTCGAGCCCGCGCAGAGCGTCGTCATCGCCCGACCGCAGATAGGCGTTGAACGCTTTCTTGTGCGGCGCACCAGTGTCGGTGGCCATGGAAAGATGCGGCCGCGCCGCTGTCTGGGATTTTCGGTCAAGCATGGTCAGTCGCTCTTCTGTTTGTTGAAGTTTCCGCTCTACTTCCGACTGGAAGCTATTGAATTCGCTCAAGAAGCCGCCCATGGCCTGCTTCACCTCCTGAACCGGGGTCAAAGCGTCCCCGGCCCGAGCCTTTGTCTCGGTCTTGCTCATCAGCACGTCCTTTTTGACTTAGGGAAACGGCGCGGCTATCTGCGCGCCAGTTCATGCCGCGCGCCATCAAGGGCCGCCGCCAATTCACGCAGGTCCTGTTCGGCGGCCGGATCGTCGCCCTTGGCCGCCACCCGCGCACTGGGCAACATTGGAAACGTCACCAGCGACACTTCCCAAAGTTCCAGTTCGCTCAAGAGCCGCTGGCCCTTGTCATTCTTCGCCGATTTCAGTGTCCGGTATCCGATTGAAAGCCCGTCAATCGCACCCGCGGCAACCAGCGCCGCCGCCTCGCGCCCCATGCGGGTTGTGTCCAGCAACCGCCCCTTGACCCACAGGCCCCGGCTGTCTTCGCGGACCTCGTCCCACACGCCGATGGGCTGCGCCGGGTCGTGCTGCCACAGCATCTTGACCCGCCGGCCTTCGGCCGCCAGCCGGGCGATCGAACCGGAATACGCGTCTTTCTGAACGATATCCCCGCCCTGATCGCTTTGGCCGAACAGGCTGGCATAGCCTTCGATGACCGTCCCGTCGGTGATTGTCAGCGCTTCGCCAAAACGCGCGTATTTATGTTCCAGTCCGGTGTCGGTTTGCATGACACGCTCCTTGTTTTGTGTTTGCGCTTAAGGCGTGACCGCAATCAGCGACTGAACCGCCTGCGACAGGATCGCGGCCGCGACACCGTAAACCGCCAGCCAAAGCCGCCGTTCCAGCCGTTCCAGCATTTCTTCCAGCCGGTCGAGCCGCTTGTTGATGTTGTCGTGATGGATTTGGCTGACCCGTTCATGCGCGGCCAGCCGTAGCCCCGGCGCACAGTCAAACGGTTCATAGGCCGGCCATCGCTCAGTCATTCCGGTCGCCTTCCGGCAATGCGGGCAGGCCCAGCAGCGCACGCTTTTCCGCGTCTTTCAGAAACGCCGCGGCAGAGACCCGCGCCCATTGCGCGTCGCGTTCGGCGGCCAGCGCCGGGACCTGATCCAGGTCCGGTTTCAGGTCCACCCGTTCGCCTGAAAACCCTGACAGCCAGTCAGACAATGCAGCCGAAACCCGTGTCGCCAGCGGCAGGACCGTCAGCCTGTAAAACGCGCGGTTGGCTTCCTGATAATTGGCGTAAGTCGCATCCCCCTGGATGCCCAGCAACATCGGCGGAACCCCGAATGCCAGGGCGATTTCGCGGGCCGCCGCGTCCTTGGTTTTCTGGAATTCCATGTCGCTGGGTGAAAATCCCATCGGCTTCCAGTCCAGCCCGCCTTCCAGTACCATCGGCCGCCCCGCATTGCGCGCGCCCTGGTAATTGGCCTCGATCTCATCGGACAGGCGGCGAAACTGGTCGTCCCCCATCGCGCCATGGCCATCCGGCGTGCGATAGACCAGCGCCCCACTGGGCCGCGCGGCATTGTCGAGCAGCGATTTGGACCAGCGCGTCGCGCTGTTATGCACGTCAATCGCCATCGCCGCGGCCTGCAGGGGCGACAAACCGTAATGGTCATCCTGCGGGTGGAACGATTTGACGTGACAGATCGGGCTGGCGCCACCGCGGGTGTCAAAGCGGTGTTTGCGCGCCCCGACCGCGTATTCATAGGCAATGGGCCAACCGTCATCGCCCGGAATCAGGCGCATCCGGTCAGATCGCAGAACATGCAGTTCAAGCGGCAGATCGCCCTCGCCCCGCACCGCCTCGACATAGGCGTTTCCGGTCAGCAGCAACTGGCCGAACAGGTTTTCCATCAGTTCGGCGCGCCCCTGCGCAAGGTTGGGCCTTGTGATCAGGCTCAGAACCGGGTGGGTATCATAGCGGCGCGCAGTGTCTTGCAGCACGATCGGCAGGGCCGCCGCCGCCTCGGCGATCAGCTTGACCGACCGGAACCCGACCGGGTTTCCCGCAAAACCGGACCGTGTCAGCGACGCGGTATCGCGCGGGCTCCACGCCACGCGGCCAGCGCTGTGATAGGCCACAACCGGACCTGTCGCACTTGCCTTTTGTTCCGTCACGCGCGGTACGTCCTTGCGCCGCAGGAAATCCAAAACCATCAATCAAGCTCCTTGGCCTTCGCCCCTTCCCGGTTGTGTCGGGTTGCGGTGGCGTCGTTGATTAGAGTTATGTCACCAAATTGCTAACGCGCCTGAAACCGACCGTTCGCTGCCCGCCTAAAGCGCCCTGATACGGGGTTCGCGGTACTGTGCTGCGGGGGCGATCATCAGATCGTGCAGCGCCCATACCAGCGCATCCAGCCGGTCAGGCGACCCGGTCCCCTGATATCCCCGAGGAGTCATCTGGGTCATCTGCTCTTCCAGCCGGTCCAGGCCCGGCATGTGCTGCACGCGCCCCTGTTCGTAAAGCGCGGCAACCGGTTCGGCCCGTGCCGCCTTGCCGCGCGCGGCGTGAACCGCGCGGAACGGCACCAGCGGATCAACCTGGCGCAGCACCTCTTCGACAAGCTGCCCGCCCTGGTTCACTTCGGCCACCAGCCGTTCGGCCCCGAACTCGGCCATCGCGGCAATCGCCGCCCGTGCCCAGCCTGCGGGCCCCTCGCCCGTCACCGTGCGGTCCGCCAAAACGCAAGCGCGCCAGTCCTGTGGCGGCCCCTGCATGGTTGCACCAGCGATCACGATCCCGCATTCATCCGATTTCGCGCCGCTCGATACCGCCGGGTCGAGCGCCACGACAATCCGGTCAAGTTCGGGCGGAAAAGACCGCCTTGTGCGCTCCAGAACGCCGGCCGACCACAATGCGCCTTCGATATCGGACAGCAAGACCCCGTCAAGTTCCTGCCGCCCAAGCCGGGTCCCGGCATAGCGTGTGCGCACCTCCTGCAGGAAACTTTCGGCCAGATTGGCCCGGTTCGCTTCGGTCGGGGCGCGGCTGGTCACGGTCGAAGACAGCTCAAGCAGGTCTTTGAGCACGCTGACATTGCGCGGCGTCGTGGTGACGCAAACCTGTGGATGTTCACCCAGCCGCAGCGCAAATTGCAGCATATCCCACGCATCCTGCGCCTTTTTCCATTTTGCAAGCTCGTCGGCCCAGGCCGCATCAAACTGCGGGCCGCGCAGCGCTTCGGGTTCGTGGGCGGAAAAGGCCTGTGCCTCGGCCCCGTTCGGCCAGATCAGCTTGCGTTCGCCCGCGCGCCAGTCCGGCCGCCGGTCAGGCGGCGAACAGGCCAGAATACCGCTGTCCCCCCTGATCATGACATCGCGCACCTGATCGTAGGTTTCCCCGATCAGGGCAACCCGGCGGGCCCGGCCCCGGTCCAGCGGTCTGCTGCCTTCGACCTGCCCGCGTACCCATTCGGCACCGGCGCGGGTTTTCCCGGCGCCG